AGTGGTGCCGACGATACTGCTTCACTTGCTCAAGCAGAAGTAAACATTGCTCACAGTGGGCGATGGGCTGCATATAAGTTAAAGGAAGCTGTTAGCGATACAACAAATGGACTTGGTAACTATGGCCTTACTGCTACAAATGTAAACAACGTCGTTACATTCACAGCTGATACTGGAGCTGCTGGAAATAGTACTAAGTTTACAACAAATACTGGATGGAGTCAAGTATCTACTGTACTGCCTCCTACCCATCCTACTGGAGGAACAGATGCAGTTTTACCTGACTTTGCATATCGACTATCATTAGATGGCGTTAACTACACAGATTGGACTACAATTATTAGCGACGTAAAAGCTGCTGATGTTGGCTTAAAGTTAGGTACTATGAACATCCCTAATAATGTTCCTTATATTCAATTCGGTTTTAATACCAAGGGTGGAGATCTTACTTCAAAAACAGGAAAGATTTCCTTTGAGTTTGTAGGTGGATCATGAGTCAAGAACAAGAAGGATGGGAAACTTATAAAATCCATGTTGTACATGAGCTAGAAAGATCTAACGAAAGGCTGACTACTATCGACAAAAGGCTTGTGGGTATTGAGAGAAAGCTTGCCGTGTTAGATACTAAAGTTTATGCCGCTACTTTTATCTTTAGCGGAATCTGTACTGCTATCTTTAATATTTTAGCTGGAGGCATCTAGAATGTATAGGGGTAATACGCCACTAAAAAAGATAGAGATCATAGGTTCTGAGGATATGTCTTGTATTAAACTGAACCACCAGCAAATGATTGGCAAAGGTTCTAGAGAATATTGTTTATCCCTTAGAGAAAACCTTCTTGAGAACAGAGACTATAGAGTTCCTGAAGATTGGGATAGGGATTGGAATGTAAACTTAGGACCAGCGTGGCACCCCGGAGAAATAACAGATCTTAAGTGTTGGTTCCAGCCTGAGTATTTTCACCCATGGGCTGACACAAGTACTACACAAGAGACATTCCAACCTCCAGAATCTGTAGCTGTTGACAGGACTATCACTAGCTCGGGTACACAAAACCCAACATCTGCTACGATAGATGTAGGAAGACACTATGGTACTTCTAGTAGAGGTATTATGGTGTGGGATCTTACGGACATTCCTAGCACAGCAACTATTGATTCGGCTACGATTACTTTAAAGCATGAATCTAATAACTGTAGTGGATCTAAGGTTATGAATATCTACCGGATTACTGCAACAGGCGTGGATGAGAATGTCCACTGGACTACTAAGGATGGTTCTACTAGTTGGTCCACTGCTGGTGGAGACTACACTACTACAAACGGTCTTACCCAAACTATTGATTGTGATTCGGATACAGATTTTGTAGATTCCTCCAGCGATTTAGTTGCACTGCTTCAAGATGCAATTGATAATCGATCTGGTTTATTAAGTATACTTCTAGGAACACAAGAAGAACTAGAAGTAGAACCCAGTGGAGCACAGCGTATTAAATTCCACAGTAGCTCGGCTTCTTCTTCTGCTGATAGACCTAAGATTGTCATTACTTTTAAAACAGGCGTGGCAACAACTAAAGTCTATCGGGCTGAAGATAGGACTGGTTCGTACAACCTCGAACAAAACGATGAGTACGAATCTCTGCCTACTTTTACCTCGGGATCGGAGTTACTAAACGAGCATAAGGGCCTTAAGTTTGGTGGAGGAACTGACCAAGCAGACTACATGACTATACCTGATTCGTCTGTAGGAACAGACTTTGATGTGGGTGAGTTTGGGGAAATTGGTTCTTCTCCATTCTTTGGCGCTGTTGTGGTAAACGCAAAAGGAACTGTAAACGGTGTAGGAAACTATTCCATCTTTTCTAAAGGTGGAGAGCATGGGATTGAGCTTGGTGTTAATGACACAACGGATTATAAATTCTTTTTAAACCTTGCAGAAACATCCCACGTAGGTAGTGGCATTGCTTCTACTGATGGGTTGTTTGTGGTATGCTTTCAAAGATCTGGTACAAATGTTAAGATATGGGTGAATGGTGTAGAGGACGAAAACACAACAGCGGGATCGGGGGATGTAACTAACGCAAGGGATGTTTACTTTGCGACTAGAGAAGTTTCTTCTTCTGATAGATTCGGCAATATGAGTTATTCAGACCCTACTGCTTGGTGGGATGGGATCCTTTATGAATTTATGTGGATTAAGGATGCTAGAACTGATGATGAACGTCAGCAGATCGAAGGATACCTTGCACACAAGTATGGTTTGACAGGTAAACTTGCTGCTGATCATCCATACAAAACAAATCCTAAAAGATTTAATCTAGTTAAAGAAACTTCTGCCGGTTCTTCGGCAAATCTTTTAAATAAAAGAACTGACCGTGCTACAAAAACAAGCAGTGTCGGTAAAAATTACACGTAATATAAGGAGTATGTAATTTATGTCTAATGAACAAGTTGAACAATCCTCTGACGGGACTCAGCTTAATGTCGGAACACAGGAATCTCAATCGGTAACTTTCCCTACGAAAGTCGATGAGGATCCTCAATACGCTGCTGAAAAGAAAGCGTTTACTACTTATGTGGAATCTACAGGACAAAAGATTCCGGAAAACTTTAACGATGTTGACTCTTGGTTCTCTAGTTTAAAGGAAGCACAAGCAAATTACACTCGCGGACAGCAAGAGATTGCTGAACTGAAAAGGCAGTACGCTGAGCAGGGAGCACCTGCTGCGGAACCTGAGGTTGCTGATGAGCCAGCTGTTGGCTCTGCCCCTCCTATTCCAGAAACAACCGCAGATACTCCAGAGCTTCGTATTCAAGAAGCCGTACAAGAAGAAGCGGCTGTTGAGGCGGCTAACATCGGAGTTGCTCCAGAAGTTTACGATGCTTGGGCTATGGAAATGGCTCAGACTGGTGAAATTTCTAGTGCAACCAGACAAGAAATCCAGCAGAAGACTGGGTTTTCTGAACGAATGATTGATGATTATGTGGCCGGGCAGAAAGCTAGGCTACGAGAAAACTTTACCAAGGCCTCCAGTGTTGTTGGAGGACAGGAAAAGTTACAACAGATTTTTGACTGGGCCTCTCGAAACCTTTCGGCTGAGGATCAGCAAATGGTGAATATGGGACTTGCCTCACCTTCATACGAAGTGACCCTTCGTGGATTATCATCTATGTATGAACAAGCTAATGTCTCTAGCAAGCAATCTGAACCAGCTCCAAACAAGAAGCTGGCTTCGGCTCCTGACAGCGAAGTAAGTATTAGGCCTTACACTTCAAAGTCAGAATTTGCTAAGGATAGAAACAGCCCTAAGTTTGCGCAAGACCCTAAGTATAGACAAATGGTAGAGACCAGAATGTCTATGACAGACTGGAATAATATTTCCCAGTTCTGAGCGAATTGATGGTAACTATTTAAGTTGGCCACGCCTCCCCTTTGGATGAAGGGCAAGGTAATGTCAGAAATAATAGAAGCCCCTAGTGGAGGACTCCTTCGGGAACAATCTAAAACTTGGTATAAATTCGGTATTATTTATATTAGTAGTTTTATTTTTTAGGAGAAATAACTATGGCTTTTATTTCAGGTGATAATGTCGGTAACACCGGCTTAACTTATCGTGGGAATACTGGTGTAACAGATCACACCTCCTACGCAAATCCAGATACTGGTGACGGTAAGCTTTGGCTTCCTATTTGGGCAGGCGAAGTAATCAATGCGTATGACGAGTACAACATGTTTGAGGGTTTGGTCACTTCCAGAACCATCTCAAGCGGTACGACGGTCGAGTTCCCGGTCACGGGTACTGTGGACCTTCGTCCAACGTGGGACGCTGGTGAGGAACTGATCGGTGGTCAGAACTCCAAGGCTACTACGTTCCAAATCAAGCTTGATAAGCGTCCGATGGCCGCTCACTTCGAGATTGATAACGTGGATCTTATGCTGACTCAGTGGGAGTTCCGTAGCGAGCTCGCACGTCAGGCAGCTATGACTCTGGCCAACACTAGAGACAAGCAGCTGTTCTCGTACCTCGTTCGTGCTGGTCTTAGTGATCAGCTTGCCAAGGATCCTCGTCCTTCGATGAACCTTGACAACGTTCTGTATGGTCTTGACGATACTGGTGCCAACGAGCTTGATCACTGGGGTGTGACTACATCCACGGCAGCAACTCGTGCCACTGGTGCTCTGTCTGCTCTGGAGTGTGTTGAGAAGTTCATTGTCCACTTACAGGAGAATAACATCCCGTACGGTCAGCTGTACATGGCTGTTACTCCCCAGTGCTTCATGGACATCCGTTCGCTGGGCGTTGCTCGTACGAATTCGGAGCTTGCTTCTGGTGGTAAGCAGCCGTTCTTTGGTGGTGTTGCCGAAGAGGGTGGCCTTGGTGCTGGATACAAGATGGGCCTTGGCCAGCTCCATGATACTCTTGAGTACATGGGCTGCACTATTGTCAAGAGCAACCACGTCTTTACTAACCAGTATTCCGTGGGTAATGTCTCTGCTGGTAACTTCAACAGTGACTTCGATCCGGGAGGCACCTACGAGACGCAGGGTCTTGGCGAAGCTAAGTACAACTTGCAGTTCGGTTCTGCTGGTGTGAAGTCCGTGATCTGGACCCCTGAGGCTATCGGTAACGTGCGTCTTCAGGGACTGAAGGTTGACTCGGTTGGTGACATCCGAAGAAACACTCAGTTCACCGTCGCTTCGATGATGAGCGGTACGGGCGTTCTGCGTCCAGAGTGTGCTGCTGTTATCTCAAGTATTGAGATTGGTTCGGGCGCTGGTGCTGCTGCTGATCAGGACAGATCTGCCGTTGCCGCATTGGCAGCTATGGATGCTGACTCTTGGGGTGATGCCTGAGTCTGATCCAGTGTAGAATACTACACATCCCCTCCCTAGGTCTTAACGGGCCTAGGGAGGATTAACCCTTAACTATAGGAGGACTACCATGGGAATGATAACTAAGCTTGATGCTATTAACCACATGCTGTTGATGGCAGGAGAATCCATGGTGGATAATCTTGATGTCGATACAGGTGGCATGGACACTGAAGTTTGTCAAATGGTATTTGATAGAGTCTTAACTGACTTCCAATTCAGGGGTCTTGCAAATAATAAGTATCTTAAAAAGTTCAAGCTTACTACTCCCGGTAGAATTCTCCTAGGTAATGGTGTAATCTCTGCTGAATTAATATCTGATCATAATAATGATGACAATTATAGAATTATAGGTGTCGCTAGATCTGACAATGACAATCCTTCTGCGATACAATACCTATTCAATGTAACAGATCAGGTTGATGTCTGGAAGAAGGACACGGAATATAATGTAGAAATGGTTGTAAAGATTGAGTGGAAAGATCTAGACAGTGTAATCCAAAGAGCAGTCATGGCTCAGGCCGCTAGGCAGTACCAGATTATTATGCAAGGTGATGCTCAGTCGGATAGATACCTTCAAGAATTAGAAGTTATGTATGCTACTAAGGGTAAGATCGCAGACACTGATGATAAAAGACAGACTATTTTTGGGTCTGGAAGTCCTAAGCTAAGAGATATTCACCGCCGAGGAAGAAGCGGAAACGACACGGATAGATTCAGATATTGGAGAACATCGAATGGCTAAAGCAAATTCTTATTTTCCTGTACAGATTCCTATTTATAGCCTAAGCGGTGGCATTGGAAAACAGATTCCAAGTAAACGTCTTCCTACTGAGTGCTCAAAGCTAAGTAATTTCTTCTGCACGACACAATCCTCGTTAGATAAAAGAAACGGATTCCGCGTGCAACCCCTGACTAATGTTGCAACTATAGAAGATGATGCTAATAAAGTAGACAACTACTTTTATTATTGGATGGATGTCGACGCCAAGACTTCGTATCTGTTTATTGTGAACACAAATATCGAAACAAGTTGGATTGATGATTATCCAGAGATGTGGAGTCTTGGTGCTCCTAAAGGATTTTTAACGGTAATGAAAATTACAGATACTGGGGAAGGGGTTAACTATATTACATCAGAAAAATTCCCTACTAACCAACAGGGAGAGGACAACCCATACTACGGTTCAAGTTGTATAAATTACCACTCTTGGAAATACTTAACATACAAAGATCCTGATAATTACTTACCAGCACAAAAGAGACTGGAAGCTGTAACCATTGGCTCTTCGGTTTTAATTGTTAATAAGCAAGTGAAGGCTGGGTTTACTACTGTAGATGGTAAGCTAGAGTTGGATTGGTCCAATGAAGATAATACATGGGTTTCAACAGAGCAACTTAAAGGATTTGATGGCGTTGAACTTGCCAATAATGGAGCTGATGCTGAAGCTTCCAATGCGGATTTCTTGGGAGGGAATATTAAATACCTTACAGCGTCAGCAGTTGATCCAGAGCATAAGGCCCAGATATGGAATGAGTATGCTGACTATACATGGGGAAGTACTGCCATTGATACAGAAGATCCTGTGTATAAAAAAGATGTAGATGATGATGGACTT